CTCAAGACTTCTTAGGTCGTCTTGTTGGCAAAAAGAAGTGGGTTAGAAACGCTGAAAAAAGTTTCTTCCATGCATTTGACCACAATTACTTTGCCACAGAATTCCATGTAAAATTATTCTTTGACGAACTATTAGAGGACGGCTGGCCTACTGAAAATCCATGGTATCATGAAGACTTTGAAGAACGCTACGATAGTGGCAAAATGGTAAAGACTGGATGGCCTATGGAATATATGGAAGGTACATTAACTGGATATAAGAATATACCCAAGCGTGATCTTATTTTGTTCCCGCATCGTATTGCGCCCGAGAAACAAGTCGAAATATTCCGTGATCTAAAAGAACAGTTGCCGCAATATGAATTTGTAGTTTGTCAAGATCAATACTTAACAAAAAATGAATATCATAATTTGCTAGGCGAAGCTAAGATCGTGTTCAGTGCTAACTTACAAGAAACGCTTGGTATTAGTTGTTACGAGGGTGCTGTAGTAGATGCTATTCCTATGGTTCCGGATCGCCTGTCATATACAGAAATGTACTATGATGGATTTAAATATCCTAGCCAATGGACTGAGAGCTTTGATAGTTATCTAAAATTTAGGCAGCAACTTTGCCATCATATCATAACTACAATGACGCATTATGAAAAACGGATTCCTCAGCTTAGAAAACAAACACAAGATCTAACTGAAAATTTCTTTTCATGTCAAACCTTGTTAAGTAAATTAAATTAAAATATAGCTATGCTATTAAAACTTCTTGATCGCTTAGGCAGAAAACGGATCATTTATGATCGAGTATGTAATGAACCATATCTTGAGAGATACTATCTTTTTTTAAAAGAGCGTAAGAGTTTTCCTTTCAATGTGTTCTTGCATAAATTTTTAAAAGGTGACCCCGATGATGTTCACGACCATCCGTGGCCGTATGCAACTCTTATCCTTCGTGGAGGATATTATGAATGGGTACCTCAGTTTAACTCCGACGGAACAAAAAGTTGTGAGGTACGAAAGTGGTGCGGCCCCGGTCACTTTCGTGTATGTAGTCCTACTTCTTATCATCGTATTGAGTTAAAAGAAGGAGTCACTGCTTGGACATTGTTTATGCCGGGGCCGCATAAACGAGAGTGGGGATTTCTTGTTAGTAACAAATGGATACACAACGAACAATACTTAAAGGAACGATATGAACAAGCAAATAATCAATTACGAAAACTATCTTAATCACATCAGCAGTATATGTAGAGATATCTCGTTAAGTGATTGGCGTCCTGATTATATAGTCGGTATCACCCGGGGAGGATTACTTCCTGCTGTTATGATTAGCCAATACTTTAGTATCCCTATGCAATCTTTAGATGTTAGTCTTAGAGATGGTGGAGAATGTGTAAGCAATCTCGGTATGGCTGAAGATGCATTTGAAGGGAAAAATATTCTTATTGTAGATGACATTAACGACACCGGCGCTACACTTAATTGGATTATGGCAGATTGGCCGAGCGGATGTTTCCCTGACGATTTAAAATGGGACACTGTATGGAATAACAATGTTCGCTTTGCTGTTGTTGTAGATAATCTTGCCAGTAAGTGTCAGGTAGGAATGGACTATGTTGGCATGGAAGTGAACAAGGCCGAAAAAGATGTATGGATTGAATTCCCCTACGAAGAGTGGTGGGCTAAGTAGTTTTTGGAAATTTTGTTATCTGTTGATCGCTTCCATTAACACAGGCTATCATTGTGCAAACCTGAGGGCCAGTAGGCGGTTTCCATCCATCATGCCAAATATTGCCCAACGGTTGGTTATTACAGTTACTACCCGATACCCAACCTTGGGCACCAATATTTAAATACTCAACTCCTGCATTGCATAGTTGTCCAGCATACACCGGTTGGGCATTGTATGTTGCCTTGTATCGTTCATCCCAAGTTGTTTCTTGAAAATATATCTTCTGTTGTACTGAAGGAGTCGGAGGTGCTGGTTTTGGTTTCAATGCTTCGAGGGCTTGCAGGCGTTCTCTTTCTAAAATCTTTTCTCTTTGCTCTTTTGAATTGTTATAAAAATCCAATGATTTTAGATCTGTGATCTTGTAATCATACATACCTGCAGATGGATCACTTTCTTTATATAACAAAGTTTTTTGTACAAGTAGTTCTATAGAATCTTCAAGTTCCAGCACTCTATCTAAATCTTCTTTAAAATGATTATGTCTAATTGGAGCAGTTATTTTAAAATTTTTATTTTTATTTTTAAAGGTTTGCGTGATGTATTTTATTAATGCAGGATTTTGCCAATAGTGAAAAGTTAAATTTAAATGATCAATATACGGTTCAATTGCCCACCAATCTACCCAAAGTCGACCCCCGTTAGTGTGTAGAGTAATAGACGATCTTTCTGTTTTGCATGCCTTTAATAACATTGCGATATCGTCAATGTCCAACGGTTCCCCTCCATTAAGAACCCATTTAATATATCGATCTTGTGTGGTTTGGTAGGAATCAATTAGTGAATCGATTACTCGAAGGTAGTTTTTTGTTTCAGGAGGCTCTGCTCCGCCTCTTAAACTTATTGGACAATACTCACATTCCGATTTGCAGAAATCGTTTAATATCCAATTAATTGTGGTTACTAAATTATCCATAATTGTCTTGACATGCCTAAATAATATGTGTATACTATACTTATCTTAAACCCTAGGACTTACATGTTAACTAATCAAAAACAACAAGAGATCCTGCTCATTACACAAGAGGAATGTGCAGAAGTAACACAGGCTATTAGCAAGTGTTTTAGATTTGGCCTCGATGGATTAAAGCCAGGGAAGCCAAGAACTAACAGAGAACATTTGGAAGAAGAAGCTGGCGACCTGCTGTGCATGATACAACTAATGATGGAACATGGACTCCTAAATGAATCTAAAGTTTATGCGGCTTCTCTAAATAAAAGAACAAAGTTGCAAACTTGGTCAAGTATCTTTAACAAGGAATTAGCTGATGAGCAAAATTAAAGTATCAGAATTATTTTACAGCATACAAGGTGAAGGTCGGTACATGGGTGTACCTAGTGTGTTCTTAAGAACATACGGTTGTAACTTTACCTGTCAAGGCTTCGGTATGCCTAGAGGCGAACTAAGCACAGAAGCAGATACTGTTGCATTTGCACATGGTAACCATTCATTTACAGAATACAAATCACTACCGCTTGTTAGTACAGGGTGTGATAGTTACGCAAGTTGGCATCCTGCATTTAAAGATCTTAGCCCAATGATCGATGTCGAAGGTCTTGCTAAAAACATTGTTGCTACATTACCTTATATGGAATGGCGTGATGAACATCTTGTTATTACAGGTGGAGAACCGTTGTTGGGGTGGCAAAAGGCTTACCCAGACTTGTTGAACCAACCGTGCATGAAAGGATTGAAAGAGATTACTTTTGAAACTAACGGCACAATGCGATTGACAGAAAAGTTTAAAGAATATCTAGCAGACTGGACATTTGGTGGAGACGAAAGAGAAATTACATTTAGTGTAAGTGCTAAACTTCCAGCAAGTGGCGAGCCTTGGAAAGATGCTATCAAACCCAAAGTGGTTTGCGACTATGAAAATTACGGCACAGCATATTTGAAGTTTGTTGTAGCAACAGAACAAGACATTGAAGATGCACTAAAGGCCACAGAAGAATTTCGTGCTGAAGGATTTGAAGGGCATGTGTATTTGATGCCGGTTGGTGGAGTTGAGTCAATGTACGCATTAAATAATAAATCAGTGGCGCTAGCGGCTATGAAACACGGACTTCGCTACAGCGATAGATTACAAGTGCCGTTATTTAAAAATGAATGGGGAACTTAATGAAACAGTTTATTAAAAAAGTATTTGGCATAGATAAGATTGAGGCTGAAACTGCGGAAGCAACTCGATTAAAAATCGAAGCAGATGCGGCGGCGGCAATTTCTATTAAAGAAGCGGCAGACGCTAAAGAAAAAGAAAGACTAGCAAAACTTAGTCCAAAAGAACTTGCTACAGAAAATAATGAGCCGTGGGTGCAAGTTTTGGAAACTCATGTCAATAAAGAAAATGTAAGGCATGGATTCTTTGAACTTGACTGGAACGACCTGTTTGTGTTACAATTAAGAGATGCCGGATACACTGGTGTATCAAGTGAAGATATTGTGGACCAGTGGTTTTCGGAATTGTGTCGAAATGTAGGTGCTGACGAGAACATTGATATGAGATGGCGAGGTTCTGGATATGTTAATCGGGCACTCCGTGATGATGGTAAAACTGAGATTTCTTAATGACAAAAACATATATTATAGTTGATACCGCAAATACTTTTTTTAGAGCACGGCATGTTATTCGTGGAGATCTAAATGACAAGATTGGTATGAGTATTCATACTACTTTAGGCAGTGTTCGAAAGGCGTGGCGAGACTTTAACGGTGACCATATTATATTCTGCCTAGAAGGTCGTAGCTGGCGGAAGGATGCGTATGCCCCGTATAAGCGTCAACGCACTGAAGCCCGTGCCGCACAGAGTCCAAGGGAGGCTGAGGAAGATCGAGTGTTTTGGGAAACATTTGATCAATTTAAAGATTTTGTAATTAATAAAACTAATACAACAGTACTCCAACACCCACAACTTGAAGCAGACGATTTAATTGCAGGTTGGGTACAAACACATCCGAATGACAACCATGTTATTATTAGTACCGATGGCGACTTTGCACAGCTCATTGCGCCAAATGTTAAGCAATATAATGGCATAATGGAAATTACAACGACACACGAAGGGTATTTTGATGCTAAGGGCAAACGGGTTGTTGATAAAAAAACTAAAGAAGAAAAGCCTGCGCCTAATCCAGAATGGTTGCTATTTGAAAAATGTATGCGTGGTGATACTAGCGACAACATATTTTCAGCATATCCCGGTGTTCGAGAAAAAGGTTCAAAGAATAAAGTTGGATTAAGAGAAGCATTTGCCGATAAAGTAAGTAAAGGCTATTCATGGAATAATCTAATGCTACAACGATGGTCTGATCACGAAGGACAAGAACATCGAGTAGTTGATGACTATAATAGAAATGTGTTACTATGTGATTTGACTGCACAGCCAGACAACATAAAGGTACTGATTAAAGAAACAATCAAAACTGCTATTGACGAACAGAAAAATATTCCTCAGGTAGGAGTACGACTTCTTAAATTCTGTGCAGAATTTGATCTACAAAAAGTTAGCGAACAAATACAGAGTTATGCTGAACCACTAAATGCGAGGTATGCAGAATGAACTCAACCGCCAAAATATTAGTTCCTGGCCAAGAATGGTTAGTTAGAACCGATGATGGAAAGATCGGAGCTCTTTCAAAATCAAGGAAAGGGTATACATTTTTTAAAAATGGACATGCATTTGGATTTAAAAATCTTAATGATGTAAAAACTCAATTGGGTATCGAGTTGTTTGAAGAGAGTCTAAAGAAAACTGCCGGTGAGTTAGAACCAAAAACATTTGCAATTTACGACTATCCGTGTAGAACAAAGCCATTTGATCCTGTGTACAATGTCAAAGAGAAACTTCCGCTTTATGCTAAAAATATCAAAAGTAAGAGCAGATATTGTGCAGGCTATTATGTGATTAAATTCCGTAAAGGATGGATTAGAACATTCTGTCCGAAGTTAATTACCCTGCAACGCTATCCTTATTTTGGACCGTTTAAAACAGAAGCAGAAGTGAAATCTGTGTTAAATAATGTTAATAGCAAATTATGAAAGCATTAAACACACTACCGATCGAAGACTTCTTAGATAAAGCGCGAGTTGCTATCAAAACCAACCAAAAGAATCTCACGCTATCAATTAAAGAGATTGCAGACCTGCAAAATAGTTTAAGTGTCGTAATGACCCGATTAGCAGGCGAATTTTCCGAAGGTGCTGAGCAAGAAGATATCGTCATCAAAATGGATGGTGGTAAATTTTAACTTCTTAGGATAAATATATACGCACTTATTTGGAGGTTGCGTATATCATGAGCAGGCCTAAGCCAACAATTCTGTTAGAGATAACTAACAAAAGAACATATAAAACAGAACAAGTTTTGGATGCAGAGGCCATTTGGGCTGTTTTTTATCAAGAAAAGCCGATTAACCTAAAGACGAGCAGTATCGTAGCACAACAAATTGGTCCAAAATATAAAAAAGTATCATTTTCCAACGCTGGACACGCATTTAACCTTGCCGAAAAACTTAACAAAATGTTCAATTCGCAAGACTTCTCTGTATTCAAATTAACCACTGGTGAGAAGTTAGCTAATGAGTCGCAAGTCTGAAATTACTAAGTACATAGCCCAAACTGAAGGGTTAGATATAGATGAGATTGCTATTCGAAAAATGGCAAGAAAACTGTGGCAAAATCCAAGACCTAAACCAATAGGCGGACTCAAATTAACAGATACAGGATTTGAGATTCTTTCCAAACACTTTACCGCACACCAAGTCCGTTTTGAAAATCGCATAGAGTTAAAGTTCACTAACCAAATGATACTTCGTTTGGATAACTTTATCACTTGCCCGTGGTATATTACCAAAATGGGTATGTGGGTTTTTGATGATAAAATGGCTGTCCAATTAGTGTTGTTTTCCGGCAACATTGAAAAATTTACCAATGCGAAGGCTAGATCGCTTGACATCTCCCAGAGTTGAGTGTATAATTAATACATATTGAAGCATAAGAGATTCGATATTTTTAATCAACTTTGAAAGAGCAAACAATGTCAAAAGAGCAAATTAGCACTAACCGGACCGTTACTCCTAATGAGGCAAAACGAAGTCTTCGTAAGTGTATCAAAATTCAACGCCCTGTTTTTATGTGGGGTCCTCCCGGAATTGGTAAAAGCGATATTATCAAACAACTCGGCGACGAGCAAGACCGCGAAGTTATTGATGTGCGTTTGAGTCTTTGGGAACCCACCGACATTAAGGGTATTCCATATTACAATTCCAATTCTAATACAATGACTTGGGCACCTCCCGCAGAATTGCCTACAGATCCAGAGTCTACTGCTATTCTGTTCTTGGATGAGTTGAACTCTGCGGCTCCCGCTACACAGGCGGCGGCTTTCCAATTGGTATTGAACCGTCGTGTCGGTACTTACATTCTTCCAAAAGGTGTTGCTATTGTTGCCGCTGGTAACCGTGAAACTGACAAAGGCGTAACTTATCGTATGCCTGCTCCGTTGGCAAACCGTTTCGTTCACTTGGAACTGAAAACTGATTACGAAGATTGGTTGCAGTGGGCTACTTTGAACAAGGTGCATGAACAAGTAGTTGGTTATGTTGGATTTGCCAAACAAGACTTGTACGACTTTGATCCGAAAAGCTCAAGCCGTGCTTTTGCTACTCCCCGTTCTTGGTCTTTCGTTAGCCAACTTTTGCAAGATGACGACTTGTCCGAAAACACTTTGACTGATTTGGTTGCGGGTGCGGTTGGCGAAGGTCTTGCTGTTAAGTTTATGGCTCACCGCAAGGTTGCCAAGCAAATGCCTAAGCCCGAAGATATTTTGGAAGGCAAAGTTAAGAAGTGCGAGATTAAAGAAATCTCTGCGATGTATTCTTTGACTGTTAGTATGTGCTATGAACTCCAGACTGCATACGAAAAGAAATCCAAAGATTGGGATTCTATGGCAGATAACTTTTTTGGATTTATGATGGGCAATTTCCCAACCGAGTTGGTTGTAATGGGTGCTAAGGTTGCGCTCACTAACTATAAACTGCCGTTCGATGCTTCTAAGTTGAAGAACTTTGATGAGTTCCATGACAAATACGGTAAGTTTATTATTACCGCAATGGAAGGTTAATAAATTGGACCCCGAAGGGTCCAAT